TTTGAAGCAAAAAATTCAAAAGGTGTTTTTTATCGAAATACCTGCCCCAGTTGTCGCCGAGTTGTGCAAAACAGAAAGAAAAGTAAAACTCCAGAAGCCTATCTAAAAAATTTATACAGTCATTTAAAATCCTCACGTACCAAAGATCATCCTGAAGTAGTTTGGGATATAGAGGTAGAAGACTTAGTAGCCATCTGGGAAGCTCAAGCTGGACGCTGTGCTTTGACTGGTTTAATCATGACGTATCACAAAGACGGACAAGGTAAAAAAGATTTAAACGTCTCAATAGATAGAATAGATCCAAATATCTGGTATATTCCTAATAATATTCAATTAGTTTGTAGTCGCGTTAATATACTAAAACACAGTCTAAGTGAAGATTTACTCTACTGGTGGTGTAAAAATATAGTCGAATACAAAGAAAAGGAATAGATATGAAAAAACATTATGGCCGAATTTATTTTATATACGACATTATTTTTATGTATTATTGCTATGATAGGTGAAAACTCAAATCCAAGAGGGATGAATATTTTTTGGTACAAAGTTAGAGTAAAATTAAAAGAGTATTGGAAAGCTTTGAAAGAGTACGATTCTGGAAACTAGTATGACAGATAAAAATTTTGATTTAGAAAAGTTAGCAGAACTTTATCCAGACGCTGCTAAAGAACTCTTGTCGTACACGCAAGCTTTAGATTCTAAATTATTGCAGAAAGAAGGCAGTGATGATTTCATTACTTACATAAAACACATGTGGCCAGACTTTGTGCAAGGCGAACATCATAAAATATTTGCCAAAAAACTAGAGGATGTAGCTAAAGGCAAGATCAAAAGACTTATTGTTAACATGCCACCACGTCACACCAAGTCAGAATTTGCCTCGGTGTTTTTTCCTAGCTGGTTATTAGGCATAAATCCAAAGCTCAAGCTCATGCAGATTACCCACACCGCTGAACTAGCCTTTAGATTTGGTCGTAAAGTACGTGATTTAATTGATTCCGAAGAGTACAAACAAGTTTTTCCTGATGTTTCACTCAAAGCCGATAACAAATCAGCTGGAAGATGGGAAACTAACAAAGGCGGTGAGGCCTTTTATGCTGGTATTGGTGGTGCGGTGACTGGACGTGGTGCTGATTTACTAGTGTTAGACGATATTCACTCGGAACAAGACGCCATGTCACCTAGATCATTGGACAATGCGTGGGAATATTACAGTTCTGGACCAAGACAAAGGCTACAACCTGGCGGATCTATCGTTGTAGTGATGACTAGATGGAGCACCAAGGACTTAACCGGCAGATTATTGGCCAAACAATCCGAAGAAAAGGCAGATCAGTGGGAAGTTGTCGAGTTTCCGGCTATTTTTCCTGATACTAACAACCCACTGTGGCCTGAGTTTTGGAAAATAGAGGAATTAGAGTCAATTAAGGCGTCTTTACCAGTTTCAAAGTGGTCCGCGCAGTGGCTACAGAACCCAACTTCTGAAGAAGGTGCAATTTTAAAGCGTGAATGGTGGCAAACTTGGGAACAAGACGACATTCCAGAAATGCAATACGTGATTCAGTCGTATGATACGGCGTTTTCTAAGAATGAAACAGCAGATTACTCTGCCATTACCACTTGGTGCGTATTTATGCCCGATCAACACACCAATCGACCAGCTTTATTGCTCTTAGACGTGAAAAAAGGACGTTGGGACTTTCCAGACCTAAAACGTCAAGCCTTAAAAGAGTATGAATACTGGGAACCCGACACTGTTATTGTTGAAGCCAAAGCTTCTGGTATGCCATTGACACATGAACTCAGACAAATGGGCATACCCGTGGTAAATTTTACGCCTGGACGTGGGCAAGACAAGATAGCTCGAGTTAATGCAGTTTCACCACTGTTAGAAGCAGGCATGGTTTACGCTCCAGACACACGTTGGGCAGAAGAACTAATTGAAGAATGTGCAGCTTTTCCTTTTGGTGACCACGATGATTTGGTAGACTCTACGACACAAGCTTTAATGCGTTATCGTCAAGGTGGATTTATAGGACTAGCATCTGACGACGATATGGATGATAATGAGCCTAGAAAATTAAAAGTTTTTTATTAATATATGTCAAACAACACACCTACAAATATCGAACGACTCTCTGATCTAATTGATTTAGATGTTGAGTCTGGTGAAACTGTAGAAATAGAAACGCCAAACCCAACCGACACCGAAGTTGATGTTGAGTTTGCTGCGGATGGTTCAGCAGAAGTAAATTATTTTCCCGACGAAGAGACGATGGCCGAAACGCCATTCGATGCAAACTTAGCTGAGTTCGTGGATGAAGGCGAACTAGGTGCCTTAAGTTCTCAGCTAATGGGCGACTTTGAAGAAGATCAAAGTAGTCGAGAGGAATGGGAAGATACTTACATTAGAGGTTTAGATTTACTTGGTTTTAAATACGAAGATCGTGACCGACCTTTTCCTGGTGCTTCAGGAGTAACTCACCCAATGATGGCTGAAGCTGTTACTCAATTCCAAGCCCAAGCATTTAAAGAACTACTACCATCTAAAGGTCCAGTCAAAACTCAAATCATGGGCGCAACCACACCCGAAGTAGAAATGCAATCCAACCGTGTGCAAGAGTTTATGAATTATCAGATTACTACGGAAATGGAAGAGTACACACCAGAAATGGATCAGCTATTATTTTATTTACCCCTAGCAGGTTCGGCGTTTAAAAAAGTTTACTACGACACCATGAAGCAAAGAGCTTGCAGTCTGTTTGTCCCAGTTGAAGATTTATTAGTACCGTATTCTGCTAGTGACATAAATACTTGCGAACGTGTTACACACATTGTCAAGATGACACACAACGAAGTTCGTGCTCAACAATTAAGTGGTGCTTACTTAGACATAGAAATCAAACCTTCAGAAATGAGTGTGACTGATGTCGAAGATAAAACAGATGAGCTAGAAGGTATCGAAAATACTTCGGACATGATGTATGAACTTTTAGAGTTTCATGTCTCCTTAGACTTGCCTGGTTTTGAAGATCCCGACGGGATGCACATACCATACATAATTACAGTTGATAAAACTTCTTCTAAGATTTTATCTATTCGTCGTAACTATCGCGAAGATGATCCACTCAAACAAAAAATACAATACTTCGTACACTACAAGTTTTTACCTGGTTTAGGCTTCTATGGGTTCGGCCTAATCCACATGATCGGTGGGCTATCCAGAACGGCAACTGCTGCTTTAAGACAGTTAATAGATGCCGGTACTTTAAGCAACTTGCCCGCCGGTTTCAAAGCTAGAGGATTAAGAATTAGGGACGATGAAACTCCTCTAGAGCCCGGCGAGTTTAGAGACGTCGATGCTCCGGGCGGAGCGCTAAAAGATTCTCTAGTACCACTACCATATAAAGAACCATCACAGACTTTACTCGCTTTGATGGGAACTTGCGTAGATGCCGGGCAAAGATTTGCGTCAACTACTAATTTACAAGTTGGCGAAGGTAATCAAGAATTACCAGTTGGTACCACTATGGCGTTGCTTGAACAAGGCACGCGAGTTATGTCAGCAGTACACAAAAGATTACACTACGCACAAAAAACAGAATTTAAAATTTTAGCTAGATTGTTTGCTGAAACTCTCCCAGCTGAATATCCTTACCAAATTATTGGTGGCGATCAAAGTATTAAACAAACTGACTTCGATGGACGTATCGACATCATCCCAGTTAGCGATCCAAACTTTTTCTCAATGTCGCAAAGAATATCTTTGGCACAACAAGAATTACAATTGGTACAAAGCAATCCAGAAATACACAATATCAAAGAAGCCTATCGTCGTATGTACGAGGCTCTTGGTACTGAAAATGTAGACACCTTATTTTTACCAGACCCACCACCGCCAGTGCCAACAGACCCAGCGCTAGAAAATGCCGGTATGCTCATGGGCATGCCAGCGACAGCATTTCCTGAACAAGATCATGCAACGCATATTGAAATCCATTTGGCCTTCGTCGAGAATAAATATGTTCAAGCTAATCCAGCCACAGTCAGTATGATTGTCAGTCATGTATTACAACACGTCTCGCTCTTGGCCCAAGGACAAGCTGAACAAGAACTACAACTGCAATTACAACAGAATCCTGAACTAGCAATGCAAATGCAACAACAAGAAATGATGAACCAGCAAGCAGCAGCTCAAGGCCAACCGCCGATGCCTAACCCAATGCTAGAAAATATGAAGGCGCAAACGCAACTAGAATTAATGCAACAACTAATGCCACGTTTAGATGACATTTTAAACATTGGCGAAGGTGATGCCATTACGCAATTAAAAGCTCAAGAGCTACAGATCAGAGCGCAAGAAAATGCCGACGATAAAGAAATTGCAGAAAAACGTTTAGATTTAGACGAAGAAAAGCTAAAATCACAAGAAGACATCGCCGCTATGAAAATAGAGGCGCAAAGAAATAAAGGAGGATAAGATAGACGAACTTAATTTCGCGCAATTAGTTCAGCGCGCTATCTCGAAAAGAGAGG